TCTACTGTTTCTAAGTGTTTGCATTGTCTCACCAATTAAAGCAGTATCTTTTTCGTTAAGTAATAAATTAAATTCAGTTTCCCATAAATGAGTTTTCATTTGTGAATCACCAAATCTTTTTGTTACATTTATTCTTTTGTGCATTCTATCGCTATAGTTTCTAAATAAATAATTAATATCATTTATTAAAAAACCATCTAGTTCTGCATCTGTCATATTTAATTTACGAGACATCAATGATGAGTGTCCTGTTTGTATTCTGTCTTTAGCATTTAAAATACCTAAATCGCCATCCATGTCCATATTTTTCATATCAAAAGTAAGATTATCTAATGTTTCTTGTACTCTATGATTTATAAGATAAACACTATCTGGATCTAATACTTGTTTGACTCCGCCATCTACATCTTTAAATGTATAGACTCTTGGGTTTTTTGAGAACGATTGAAATACTTTACCTCTAAAAGAATTTGGATCTGGTATGCTATAAAATCTATCATCTATATTATCTATTTTAGAGCCTTTTAATCTATAACCATTCTTTGGTATACGCACACCTTCTTCTGTTACTATTCTGCCATCATCTAATATTTCTTTTATATTACTTAGTTTCTTTTGTCCTTTTTCTCCATGCTCTACAACCATACCTTTAACCAAACCTTTTTTTACACTTATAGGATTTGTAATAGTTGCTGGTGGTAAAAAGTTTACATCATTAGTAATAATATCTTGCAGTATTTTTTCTTTGTCATACACACGATTTAGATAATTATCTACTAGAGGATCAAATTCTTCTTCTACTCTAAATTTAATATCTTCTAGTAAATCATCAGCTATTTGTACTTCTTCTTTTGCTTTGTTTATATGTGCTTGTAATAATTTAATTCTTGCTTTATCACCTGGATTAGTCTTTTTATATTCTGCTAATTGTGTTTCGCCTCGTTTAACAGATTGTGCAAACTTTAATTTAATTTTTGTAATGCTATCTTGTGATTGAAACATACCTAAGTCTTTAGCTTGTTTACCTATTTCTGCTTTAGCAGCATCAACCACATCTACAAATTCTTTTATTGCATCTGATTGTTTAGCTTTAAACTCTGGATCTCTAACAGCTTTACCAACTATTTCATTAAACTCCTGGAATGTCATTTGTTTATCAAAGTTAGCACCAGCTTTATTTAAAGCACCTTTAAGTTTATCTTTAGCTTTTAATCCTGTTGCACCAAAATCATAACCTAATACTTTATCATTTGCTTCATGTTTGCCTAATCTATGAAACTTCCAGGCTTCATGCAATGCTTTGTCAAATGCACTTACAGTTTGAAAATGTTCTAATGTTGCTTTTAACATAGCTGATTGTTCTGTTGCTGCACCAGCTTTATTAGCTCTTAATACAGTTGCATGATCACCAAACAATGCTATAGCTGTATCTGCTATTTGATTACGCATAACAGATGTTTTAAATTTATTGTTAGTTAAAGCACCAAAGTCTGTTACAAATCTATCTACTCTTTCTGCAAACCAATCTGTTTTTTTGCCTACACCTGCTGTTTTTCTTGATAAACTTTTTGCTCGTATATTTTCTAATACTTCAAGGTTCAAAGCATTTTCTCTATCTACTGCTGTCTTGCCATCTGGCGCACCTTTAATAAATTTTATAGTTTCTTTTTCTATTAAAAATTTTTTAAAATCTTCTGGTGATGCAAACTGTGGTAAATTTTTTACTCCTGGTATACCTGATATTCTATATTTACCATTGTTAAAATCTTTATTAATTCTAGCTTCATCTATAGCTATAGTATCTATGTCTACTCTTGACCTGCGGTCTCTTGCATCCTTAATATGAACATACTTTCTTTTACCTATTTCATCTGTTTGTCTAATATTTATAGTTTCTAAATTAAATCCTACCGACTGTTCATTTATAGTTGTTTCATATTTAACAGGAGAATTTTCGTTATACATCTTAGAAGTAAAGGTATCGTTTTCCATATCCCATGCTGCACCAAAAGAATCTTCCATAAGGTCTTGTTCAGATTTAGGTGAAGAATGTTTAGCTGGTAATCTTCTACCAAACGCTCCAGTAAATCCACCACCCATTAAAAATGCTGCACTTATGTAACTTACTGATTCACCTAATGTAGCTGTTGGATCTAGCGACTGACGAATTGGCTCTGTACTTGCTACTAATGCACCTGTTGCCGCACCACCTTTTACAAATCGACTAGCAAATGTTACTCCTTTTACAAATGGAATAGGTACATATGTTAGTGGATCTCCTAATGCTGCGACTAATTCAGGAAGAATACCTGCATCATCTCTTATGCTTCTTTGATAATTATTGTAATCTATTTTATCTTTTACATAATTTAAATGTTCTTCATTTCGTATGTCATCAAAATGACTTTCATATGCCTGATAATGTGTGCCTTGTATTTGCTCTATTGCATTAAAATTATGATCAATAGGTTGTTCCAAAAATGTTTTATCATCAGTAATATTCATATACATTTGACCAGCCCATGACAAATCAAATGATGCTTCTACTTCATCCATAAAAGATGCTTCATTTGTAAGAGGAGTAAGAGCATCTATACCTGTGCCTAGTACTTGGTTTATATCAACTGTTGTCTTAATCTCTGACATATTATCTATCCAAAGTTTTTAAATCTTGTCTTGATACGGTTAATATATTGTAATCTTTATTTACTAATATATTTTGTGATGAACCTGTACGATCAGCAAATACAACTCTATATGCTACTTGAGCTTCATTGGCTGGTTGGCCAATAACTTGTAAGAATACATTTTCACCTAATACTAAATCACTACCCCATTTAGCTACCAAATCTGGATGTCTTTGCTCTAATAGATTATCTATATACTCCATGCCTTTTTCATCTAATAAATCATCAGGTGGGAATCGAGTATATATTCTGCCTGTGTCAGACAAATCAACACCATCATCTGCTGTTGTTAAAGTTCCTAAAGGTATACTAAAATTACTAAAACCAAAGTTACCTTGTCTATCTATTTTATTTAACGCATGCTTAACTGTATCATCTATATCAGCTTCTTTATCAAACATTAATTTTCTTTCAACATCTTGTTTTACTTGTGATATAAAATTATGACCTACTATGTCATCTTCACCCCAGTTATCATAATAGCCTACAATTTTTTCTATAATTTTATTACTTAATTTTTCTGCTGATTTATATCCTTTATCTATAGCTACATCTTTTAAAGTACGATTTACTGTTGCATTTGCTTTTTCTTCCATTTGTTGCATAAACATATTAACGCCTTCTTCTTGACCATAAAAACCTGTCAATCTTCTTAACATTAATGCTGCATTTTCTGTATCTTCATCTAATCCTGTACTACTAAATATGTCTGCCACTTGTATTGTATTGCCAGTTTTTCCTGTAATTTTAGATGGTGCGCCTGTAAATACTGCAAACTCAGGACTACCAACAAATGCTAACAAGTTTGCTTTGTTTCTTATACCACTTGATGATAGTGTAGCTGTTATTTTTTGTCGCATTGATTCTGGCACAACACCAGTTTTAGATGCAATGTAAGTATAAAATAAATGTTTTTCTTTTCTACTATTAGGATCATTAAAGTTTTGTGTCGTTAAATTTACGCCTGGATTATTAGCAACAAAATCTCCTATAAGTGTTTCCATTCCTGGTGCATCTACATTATCAAGTATTGCTGCCAAATCTTTTTTAGATGAAGTATCATTAAAATAAGATATATTTTCAGCACTACTTCTATTATATTTATTTATAATGTCAGCAGATTTAGCTGATGCTGTTGATTTATTCTTAATCATATTAAGAAGTTTTTGTGAGCGTATTTGCATTTCACCACGCAAATTAGGCCACTCATCTTCTTTAATGCCAAGTGATTTAAAATTAATTTCTTTAGGTTTACCTGTAGCTAAATCAGTTACTGTTACAGTTGCTCCAGGACCTTGTAACAACATCATATTTATTTGCTCTAAATTTTTTGCTGTTGCTGCTAAACCTGATGAACTCATCATATCTTTAGTTACATATGGTGATAATGATTTTCCTAATTTTAAACTTGCTTGAATAGCAGGAACTCTACTTAATGTATCTGCTGCCGCAGGATTACCTTTGGCTACTTGTATATTTGCTTCAGCTATAAGCTCATCTAATTCTATTGCTGTTTGTTCTGGATTTATAATACTACCAGTAACAGCCCTATCTAAAAACTCTTTTGTTTGTCTAGTCATTTTAGCATTTGCTACTGTTTCTCTAAGAGCAGTATGCTTATTAGTTAATTCATTTTTAGCTGATATAAGACTTGCATTTATTTTGCTGCGAAAAGTATCTTCTAATCCCTCTGGTAAATTTTCTATAATTGCTTGTAATGGTTCTTCCATAGCAACATCAAACCCTTGTGCTACTTGACCTGTAGTATTGTTAATATTAATCTTACTTTTCATATCTGCTTTAATATTTGCAATAATAGTTTTTGCATTTTCAGCAGTTGCATCTACGTAATTACCGACTACTTCTTCATCAAACTCAGTAGTCGCCCAGTTAGTTTTTAATTGATCATCTGGTCTTTTATATCCTGCTGCAATCTTGGTTGTTACACCATTCTCATCTGTATAATCTTCATAGATAATATCTAGGTTTTCTGCTAACTGTTTACCTAATGCTTTTTCTTTCTTAATCTTTATATCTTGATAGTAATTATTGTATGTTTGTACAGCATCTACTATAGAACTAGAAGATATAGCGGATGCTACAGCTTTAGCACCACCACCTCTAGTAACACCAATCTTTGCTGCTGTTACTCCTACCTGTCTTTTTTCTTTTACAAATGCCATTTAGTTATCCTGGTTCTTTTGGTGATTTTGGGTTCATATACCCATCATATTCTGTAGCTAAAGTTGCACCACCTTTAAGTAATGCTTTATTAAACTCTCCTCTAGCTTTAATCTTACTTGCTAATAACTCTCTTTCTACATCTGATGCTTTGTATGACAAGTCTCGTCTAGTGTTAGCTGCGTTTAATGCAATAGCATTTAAGTCTCTCTTAGCTTTGCCTTTGTTACTAGCTAAGAAAGCCTGAAAGCTCATACTGCCTTCTGTCATACCACTTGGAGATAACAAGGATCTATTAGTAGCTAATGTCTCTAACATTTGCTCTTTTCTTAAATTGGTATCTTGTGTGGTTTCAATAAGCAGTTGCGTTCTTTCGTCTTTAATTTGCTCTCTTTGTTCACGTGCAGCATCTTCTGCAAAAGCTATTTGACTTTTGCTTTCTGCTCGAGCCATCATAATACTAGCTCCTGCTACTGCTGCTTCAATCGTACACATTAGTAATAAACCTCCGATGTTATGCCTAATACCCTCATTGGTAGTGGCGCTGTTTGCGATACTGTCAATGTAGGATCTACTTCATATCCAAGTGTATGTACTGCTTTCTTTCCTGTCAAAGATTGTAATCCAGTTGTATCGTCATTAGGATTACTGCCAATCAAAACTTGATTAGAATTAATCGTAACATTATATGTTGTTGATAATTCTAATATAGCTTTACCTATCTTTCTTGGTTTACCTGTTAACACACCATTAGATAATCTAACATCTTGAGGTAAAGTTTCTACCGTAATGTTATAGTCCATACCTATATCACAAGCTGCTGCTGGTGATGGAAAAGTAACTGTACCTGCTGATGTAACTACACCACTACCATAATAGAAAAAGTCTCCATCTTCTGTAGAACCTGATGTTGCATGTACTGTTTTACCTATTTGTGTAATGCCTGTAAATACACGACTTGTTAAAAATACTAAATCAGTATTATCACTAACTGATGCTGTTACAGGACTAACTGATATTACATATTCATTGGTTGTGCCTGTAGCTGTAACACTTGTAATTGTGTGTGTTGTACCAGTACCAGCAAACTGAAATGTATCGCCTTGATTAGGACTAGCTGTTGCACCATCTATAATAAATTGACTAGCGCTACTAGATATAGCACCTTTATTTTTTACTGTACCATGTGGTTGATAACTACCTGATATAGTTTTAGTAAATGACATATCAGTAGGTATATCAAATTGTGTAGTAGCAAACTGCTCAAGATAATATGCTGTACTGCTATTGATAGTTCTTTCTACTAAAGAAAAAATAGTAGATGATAAACAAGCTATAGACTTGTAGTTACCATCTGTATTCCATTGTGTCCAACCAAATATTTTTTGTTCCTTTTGACTATTGTATATGCACATAGTGCCATCGCTACATACTAAAAAATATAATTGTTCAGTTCTATCTGGTAATGATGTAGCTGTTGCTGTATCAGTAGGTGTCGTTATTAAATGTGATGACTCCAGGCTAGTATTATTACTATCAAATAATTCTGTGGTTGAGGCAAAAACATAATCCCTTATGTTCTTACCATTCTTTTGTATATACAAAGTACCACCATCAAATGGTCTTGGCATACCAGCTTGTTGTACACCAAATGATGTTTGTCTGATAATCATAGAATCTGTTGGTGTTATGTTCTTACCTGTCTGTGGTCTAAGAAAAAACTCAGCACCACTGGTAAATATTTCTAAAACACGTCCACTAACTAAATGTCTTATTTCATTGATTTGATCAGATGCTATTTGCATTTGTAAACTTTCATCATCTTTTGCTGTACCAACATCAAAGTTAAAAAATGATCCTACTTTGCTAGAAGTTAAATAGTCAGGTGCTGTTGCACTTCCACCAAAATATAATCTTTGCTCATGAAAACATACTGCTCTAGGAAATCCATTAACTTCACTATACAGTTGTTCATCCCATTTTCTTGTAGGTGGATGTCCTACTATTTTTACATTAGCACCACCACCATCTACAGACTCTGTTGCTGTATCACTACTACCTGCCGTATAGCTAAATCTATCATCATCAATTACTGTAATAGTAAATGTACCATTGATATTAGCTGTTGCTAATCCATTGCCATCTACATCAAATATATCTTGTGCGCCTGATATAGTAATACTTGCACCTGTTGAAAAACCATGCTGAGGCATAGTTACTTCTATTATACCACTACCTTGTGTGGTTCTTAATGGAGTGTCATCAAGTTCTATAGATACATCATCAAGCAATGTACCTGTTACTACAGTTGCAGAGGTGTAGCCTGTAATAAATATTTCTGCACCATGATAACGTACTCTGGTATTAACATAATTAGATGTCCAATAATCAGCAGATGTTGTTAATGTTACACCTGTTGTTCCTTTAGCTGTTTGATTTATATCTAACGTAATAGAGTCATTAGCAAATTTAAAGTATGGCTGATAAGTTTTTTCTCCGTTAACACTTACATCAAATTGAAATGCTGACAAAGTAAAGGTAGTTGCACCAGTTCTTTGTAATATTCTAGGTACAAAATTTTTATGAGCAATAATCATAGTATCGCCTTGTTGAGTTACTGTAAGCTCCATTAACTCTGCTGTAGCAATACCAGTAGATGTAATAGTTTGTAACAAAGTACCATTACTACTGTAGATAGTTATTACTGTGTTTGTAAAAAGAATTATATATTCTTGATCATCGCTAAAAATAAATGGTTCTAATCTTCCATCGCCTGGAGCAGTTGCACGATAGACTGTGCCTGGTCGTCTTTCAATACCACCTTGATTAAGAGTCAAGACATTACGAGCTTTTTTTAATCCTTGCTCATATGCGACAACATCTACCCTAGATACAATCTTAGGATCTAGTTCGCCTCTTACAAAACTGGCTTGATGTATTCTTTGTACTGGCATTCATTAGCTCGATACTGTTGCGTTAACATTATTAAAATGAGTGCGATTTCTTCTATTGCGTATTCTGTTAACATCCATACGCTTAGTTGTCTGTGCTTGACCATCAGTTGATTTAGCTATTGCTATTTGTCCTAATGCTCTATTTCTATATAACTCAGACAAAGTGTCATTTCTTGCAATCGCACCTGCAAATAAACTTGCAAGTTCAAATACCATACATTGTTTAAAGTATGGTGGAAACTCTGCTTCACTAGTCTGAAATGTATAATCACAAATCAATGTATCATTTGAACCTGTATCAGCAAAAATCTTGTCGCCATATCTATCATATGCAATAACATTATTGTTTACGGTTACTGTATGAATTAACAAAGCATCTGCTGGTAACTGATAAGAAGCAGTAAATCTTCCTAATGGATTAGTTGCTAACTTAGTTAGTTGTACTTGTTTAGTTGCAAATCTCCAACGTATTCTAGTTAGCATTGCTTCTAAAGTTGATTCGTAAAGTTGACCAGCTACAGTTGATTCTGTAGTGGCTTCTTCAAAGCTAGTTATTATGTTAGCACCGACTAATACTAATGCTTTGTTGCATATGTCAAACCTAGTTTCTGATAACATAATACCTCCTTAAAAGATAATGAGGGAAGGGTGTAGTCATGCCTCCCCTCAAGATCAATAGTACTTACGTACCGTTAGTTGTTGTAACAGTTGCCGCACCTGATGCAGATGTAACTACTAACATATCAATAGTTACTGTACCACCAGTAGTTCCTGCTACCAATATTATATCGTACTGTTTCAGATTATTAGTTACGTCATTGAAGTAACCACTACCTGCAACGGTACCAGGAGCATCTGCTGTATTGTAATGAAAAACATTACCAGTTCCGCCACCTGCGACTAATTTTAAATTTGCTGCTGTTAAAGCCATGATTAACCTCCGTTATTCAGTAATCTGGATTTGCATGAAGCCTTCTGGGTCAATCGCCACAGCCTGCATACTCATCATAGATGTTGTTAAATGACTTACCTTCTCAGGAACATAGTTTACCTCAGTCTTAACATCAGCACCTGTAGCAAGGCCAATAGCAGATTTATGGTAAGCATGACAATCTCTAGTTGTACTAGCAAGTGTCAATCCTGAATGTGTAAAGAATAAGAACCCTAACCATCTCTTAGCAGTCATACCACCTGAGTAAGGTAGTTCGCTTTCGCCAACATATTCCGCTCTTGAGAATTGGTCTAGTTGTAACAAGTCAGCCCATCCAGCAGGTGATACTACAAAATATCTTTGACCATCATCTGGAACATCAGCTTCGCCAAATGTTTCATATGTTGTCAACGCTTTTGCAAGTGTCAATGCCGCAGAACCATGAGCAATGTTTGCAGAGTTTGAACCTGCATCTAATACGTCAATGATTAATTGGTCTGTTTGTCTACCTAAAGCTGCCGCAGCAGATTGAGCTAGAACTTGTCTTTCGTCTATGTTTGTTTTTAACTCATCTAGTGTATCAACATAATCACTTGCATAGAAATCAGCTAGTGTTACGTCTACTGTACTGTGAGCAATATCCATTGTTGGAACCTCAGCATGACGATTTTTAGTAACGGCTGTACCTTTCCCTACTTTCTGGAAACGAGCTTGGCTACCTTTTACATTTTTTGTCTGCCTTACAGTATTCGCTAATTTAGAACCCATACGTTGGTATGCCATATGAACTTCTGCTTCAAACTGTTTAATAAAGGCAGTTGATATTGATGTACTCATCTTTTATCTCCTGTTCAATTAAATTAATATTTCACAGTTGTCCTTTATCCTTCAATTCGGTTGTCCATTTAGGGCCTATCTCCGAAATAATGGGCTGTATATCTACATCTACCTTTGGTAGATGCTTATAAAAATAATACATTTCAACACCTTTTACAAGTACTGGTTCTGAATTAAAGGTAAATTTTTGCCATTTAAGCCACTTTATACTGCGTTTATGTTCTTTTGTTATAAAATTATAAACATATTTGTAGTGTGATTCTAAGTAAACAAGCCATCTTATGTTTGCTTTTAAAAATTCTTTCTTATGTTTTTCTAATAAATCAGATGATAAAAACCATATTGCACCTGTTTTAACATTAGTTTTGCTTACAGGACATGCTCCCCATATAGCAATAATTTCATCTGTATCTTTTTCAAAAATAGTAAAGGTATGTGTATTTGGTCTATTGTAGGTAAATGGTAAAAGTAAAGCTGTTAAAGGATCTAGTCCCATAACAGCTACTTCATATTTGTCTAGCTGTTTAAGGTTTGGTGCTAATCTAAAACAATCATCTGGGATTGTTTTTTCAAGATAGAACATTATTTTGTTAACATTCTAAACGCAGCATCTACCTTTTTAACATATGACTCATCTCTAAAACGAGGATCAAAATATCTTTTGTCGTTCATCATAGCCCTAGCATCAGCCATTGTAAGCTGTTTTTCTGGTTGCTCATACTCATTTGACCTAACGCCTGATGATCTATTCATTTCCATTATGCTTTCTAATGCTTCTATTCCTGCTGCACTTGTGCCTAATGACATTTGAATTACATCATATTGATCTGGTGGAAAGTTCTTTTGCGCCCAAGCATCTACTGCATCTACTCTAGCATTTGCATTTTCACCAAGTTTTTCCATCTCGCCTTCTATATCAGGTCTTTGGCTTTGCAACATTTCAACATATGCATTTATACCATCATCATATTCTTCTTGAGTCATACCATTTTCTTTGGCTGTATCATTCCACCAAGCATAAATAGGATTAGCTTGTACATCTTCTTCTGTTATACCATCTGGTAAAGCAGGTAGTTCATAGCTTTCTGGTATATTTTCTGCATGTTCATTAGCAAGTTCTTCTATCAATTTTTCTTTAATAGTTTCTTCTTTACCACCAGCATACGACTCAAGCTGTGTGTATGACTTAGCCATTTCATTGTAATCAACAGCACCATCTTTCCAAAACTTCTCAGGTATATGCTCTGGTCGTTCTTCTTGAGGTACTTCATTTTCAGGTACTTCATCTAATATTTCTTGCTCTGTAATTTCTTCAGCCATTGTTACTGTCCTCCACTATTTTTTGTGATTTTCCTTTATTACTTCTGCGCTGTATTAGTCCAACAATATAACGCTGTCCTTCTATATGCCTTAACTGATGATCAGATACTTCTGGTCCTGCTACGGTTTCAATCGTAATGGACCTAAGATAATTTAAAAATGTTTTACCTGCATCTGATGTAAATAATGCTCTTGCTACTGCGTTAAGTGCTTCTTCCTGGTCTGGCGTTCTTTCCAAACCATCAAGCCCTATGAGCGTTTTGACTTTATTTTCTGCCATGCTACACCTCATGTTGTTACAAATGTTTCACGTGAAACATTGAGGAAGCAAAGGTACTTTCATCATTAACTGTTGTGGGGGTTAAATGTGCTTCACTTCCCACTACGATAGTATAAAATTGTTACCGAAAGTCAAGGACTTATTGTTGCTCTGGTGGTAGAGGCGCTGCTTGTTGTTGTTGCATCTGTTGCATTTGTTGCATGACAGCTTCCATTTCTTGTTGCGACCTAATTAATTCTTCTGGTATACCTAGTTTTTTTGCTACAAACTTAGCAACTTCTTCTTGTTTAATCATAACATTTAACAATTCTGGACCTACTCTTGCCTGCATTAAACCTAAGAATCTATCTATGGTTGCAACATCTTGTTGATGTTGTGCTTGTGCTAATGGACTTGATGATTTAATTTGTACTTCTCTACCGTTAACAGTAGGTACATTTATACGCCCTTGTTTTTTAAGAATGTATATTACTCTTTGTAATACAGGATTAACCAGTTCTGCTTGTAATCTACCAAACGCAGCACCAATTTGCCTAGACAGATCAGCTTGTCTTTCAGCTACTTCTGTTGCAGACATAGGAGTTTTCTCATTTGGATTGCCTAACATATCATTGTACAGAGCTTTTTTAATATTGGTTCTCATATCACGCAATACTAAGTCAGATACATTAAAGTTACCTGCTTGTGCTATAGGCTGTAAACCTGCGCTACCTGCTGCTTTCGGAATTACAGTACCTGGAATAAGTGCAATGTTGTCAACATTAATGACTCCATCATCTTCCACTTGGTACATACCAGATATACTCATTTGTGCGTTTTCTAATATTAGTTCAACAACTAAGTTAGACGTTTTTATTGCAGGCAACGCAAACTGTAATGGTCCTCTGCCGTATACTTCTCCAGCACATTTAGACCATCTGTATACAATATATGGATTACTACCTAACCCTTTGTATTCTTCATCATATATCTTGTGTTCATATTCTTCTGCTATAGCACAAAATATATTTGTTTCTTCTTTTTTACTTTCGTAGTTTCTATATACGCTTTCAATAATTTTAATTTTCTTATCAGGATTAGCTTCCATGTCCATTTGCATCTTGTCTGATAAAGATACATTAGGATATGCAAACTCAAGTTCTTTTAATCGTATTGTTCTTTTGCGATATACTGCATCTACTCTATCATCATGACCACTATTCAAACATACTTGTGGTAATGGAATAGCTTTAAATTTTATTGGTTGAACCGCATCGCCTTCTTCAACTAATAAAACTCCTGTACCTAAAGCTATGTCTAAGAATGTTTCGTGTACTTCTTGTGAAAAGTTTGAGTTTTGAATAACTTGGAATACATAGTTAGTAACTTCATCTAACGCTAGATTTATTTCTTTTTCTTCTTCTGGCGGCACTTCTGATCCTGCAATAAACTCAGCCCATCTAGCATAGTTAGGA